TAAACCGGTCAAGGTAGCTGATGGTGGCGTACGGTTGCAAGTCGGGGTCATCCGGTGACTGATACGCACCAGAGTCTGCTACAGTCCCGCCGAATGGGTACCGGAAACCACCAAATTGATATAGGTCATCCATCACTTGCGCTATGTGGTCAAGCGTTGCGTACTCAGACAGTTTTTGCGTTGCGCTGATGAAAAACTCGGGCAGTATGCCCAGGTAATCCCGTGTCACTTCTGGGTAGTCGCTGTGGTTCCAAAATACGCTGTACTCTCTCATTGTCTCATGCTCCTGTGGTTGCAATTACTGATTCTCTCTGTCGCTTTTCCATACTGCGCCCGTGTCCAATGTAGCAGACAACAGACACTGATTTATCCCAACACGCTCGGCACTTGTCGCACTTGCCTTCCCTTGTGTACGCTTCGCAGACTACAGCATCTGTCGGCACTGTGTCAAGCGTTGCGATGGTGCTAGTGGTGCTGCCCTGTATCGTCTCGCCTGTGATACTGTCGGATGACAGACGTACCACCACGTTTGGCAGTGACTCTAGTCTAGCGAGCACTAGCCCAAACTTGCTAAACTTGTGCATCCGTGTGGGTATCCAATGTTTGACCCATGGCGTACGCTCGCAGACTTCCAGAATCTTACGGGCTAAACGAATGTCGTACATATCGCCACTGTCAAACCACCGGAAATAACGGTCATTGTCTAGCTCTGCGACCATATCGTCACACCAGCTGTCACGCTTCCAATCGTCTCGGTTGTGCTCCCGTGGTGCACGGACATTCTTGAATCTGTAGTTACCCGTAGTCGCATAGCATCCGCTACAGGCTGGGACTAGCGCACCACTGGCATCTCTGGACGCTGGACAAGTGTCCAACGCTTGCAGTGACCATGATCTACACGGCATCTTCGACGCCTTCGATAGTTTCAACATGGGTATATCTCCCGTTGGTGTTGGTTTAGCAGTGAGCCCTGAGTGTACCCCAAGGCGCACCACTAACGCAACCTCCCGTTTACTTATCGTTTATTGATACGTTTACCTTTTTCTGTGGTGCTGCTTTGGCGATATAGAATGACCATTTGCCGCCGTGGATACTTCGATAGCACTTGCCGTTTACGTATGACACTGGGCGTTTCTTGCTTACGCGTCGACGGATGATAGTGTGGCGGCCAAGGATGGTTTTAGTTGTTACGTTTTCCATTGCTATATACCTTTGTTTGTTTGCGTCGTTAGCACCGTTGCTTCCGACTTGTGACCATCATACCGCAACCGCAGACATTCGCAAGTATTCTTTTGTGTGAATATTACCAATGTATATTTGTTGACTGCTGGTGTTGTTCTGTGCTATTCGCGTGTGCGCGTGTGTATAAAAGGTCGCATGAATTTATCGCTTGACATCTTGTGTTGTCTGTGGTTGGGGTGTAGCCAGAGGGTCCAACATAGGCACACACATTTGTCAACCCACGATTGCCTGTGAATATTCCCAGTGTTAAAACGCTTGACAACTTGAGTTGTCTATGGTTGCGGCCCTAGGTTTACCCCATGCAAAACCCGTGCCAACTTTGGGTCATCGCCTTTGGTATTATTACCTGTTGACACGCGGGTTGGTCCTGTGTTAAACTCGGGGTGCCCTTTGTTTTGACCCCGGGGGAGGGGGTTGTCCTGTGTTTATTATTGTTGTACCCGCCTCTGTTCACAAAAGAGTAAATTTAGACCCTATCTATGCAAAATTAACATAATCTATTCACTAGTTAAACGCTTGTTTTACCTTGTGTTTTATCCGGGGGCGGGACTACAGTGTAAATTAGTACAAAAAAGACTTGACTTTTGATTAAAAGTATGGTAAAATAATAAGCAGATACTAGGATATATTTAGTAATACAGGTGTGGGGCCTTAGTTGACTACTAAACCGTTCGTATAGATCCCCTCTTCTGTTGCATCCTAGGCAGGGGACTCATGCGAACTCAGGTTCAACATAAGGAAACAGGATAATGTCACAAGATGACACCCTAGCACAACAGGCAGCTGAACGTAAAGAAGTTAATTTACGTAAGAGAAAACGAGGTAGACCTAAGAAATCTGAAATTAAAGCTAAAACTTCAGGCTCTAGAGGCAAAGTAGGCCGACCCAAGGGTGATGCTTCAATAATTAATGAGTACAAAGCTAGGATGTTAGCTAGTCCTAAGTCAGAACTAGTGTTACAGACTATATTTGATGCTGCAACTAACGACGATCACAAGAACCAAGCAGCAGCATGGAAGCTAATTATGGATCGTATCCTACCAGTAGGTGCATTTGAAAAGGATGTAATCAAAGATGCTGGACGAAACGCGATACAGATTAATATCACTGGGGTGGGAAGCACGACAGTTAGTGAGAGCTTTGAATCAGGAGAAGAAATTGATGGAGAAGCAGTGGATGTCACGGGACAAGTTTGACGAAGTACTGGAAGAAACCCTAGGGTACGTCACAAGGGTAGGAGACGCCACGAGTCAACTCATAAACGTAGCTATCCTGTGGGGTGACAACGCTAATGAGTCCGTCTCAGGGCGTTCACACAGGCTCAAGGACAAGTCTAAGGCTTGGGCGTGGCTAGGGGCTTCTATTGATTACGTATTTGATGAAAATCACTGTGAACGTGCGTACAACAACGATGTAGCTAGGGCAGCTAAAACCCTGAGTGAGTCTAAGCCTAAGAAAAAAACAACCAAAAAGTGAAATACTTTAACATTGCTGAGTTTAACTGCCAGCATACTGGTGAGAACCGTATGGAGCAGGCTTTCTTGGATAAACTGGACGCCCTCAGAGAACACTGTGGTTTTCCTTTTGTTATCACCAGCGGCTACAGAAGCCCTGACCACCCGTTAGAGGCTGTAAAAGAGATACCGGGGACTCACGCGCAAGGCATAGCAGCAGACATAAAGATAACTAGTTCTGCTCAACGGTATTCGATTATAAAAGGAGCCTTAGAGCACGGCTTTACTGGTCTAGGGGTCGCTGGTGACTTTATTCACTTAGATACACGGGGATCTGTACCCGTTATGTGGGTTTACTAGAGCTTCTGAGGAACGCTAGTCATGTTATACACAAAGCACACAACACTCACAGACACAGCGCTTACTACGTTGTTTACTGTTCCTAACGGGTTTCACGCAGTAATAAATTATATATTTGTAGCTAATCACCACGGATCGACTAACGATATTACTTTGTACTGGGATGTATCTGGTACTCCCCAAGTTTATATTTTTGATGGGACTAACGTCGCTGGTGGAGGTAAAGAAACACTAAGTAACGGTGGCGGTCCTCTGTTTGTCCTGCACCAAGGCGAGGTAGTTAAGTGCCAAGCAGGAGCAGCAGGGAACATAGAGGTATCTGTAACTTTAGATTTGATGCCAGCACCGGCATCTCTTGTAAACTTTAACGGGAGTTAACTAAATGAAAAACTTTAACGAGATGTTTCTGGGTTTTATCGTAGTAGCACTTATTACACTTTTTTCTTTGAATGCTCAAGCAAACACGTACATTGACTACGATGACGGATCTAGCTTTACCGTACCCGAAGGCGCTGAAGTTTACGTGTCTAGTGAAATTATCTTTACTAAAAGACAGTACGCAAACGGTAGTGTATTCTTTGAGCCTGTTGCACCAAACACTAAGCGGGATCAAGCGGTAACACCTACTACTGGAATAACCCCCGGATCACACGAGTGGTGTGTAGCTTGGGTTCCTTGGGCAAACGGGTTTACTTACGGTCAAATGACTTGGGATACGGTTTGTGACACTAACGATGACGGCGTGTACAACGAGCTTGACGAGGGTTGGGAAGGCTAACGCTTGACCGACTTAAACGTACAGCTGTTACCTTGGCAGCAAGAAGTCTACTCTGATCCTACTAGGTTTAAAGTAGTTGCTGCTGGAAGACGGACAGGGAAGTCCAGACTCGCAGCGTGGATGCTAATTATCAATGCGCTGCAGGCCGACAAAGGCCACGTTTTTTACGTTGCGCCTACGCAGGGACAAGCCCGTGACATCATGTGGCAGACTCTGCTAGAGCTAGGACACCCTGTGATTGCGGGTTCACACATTAACAACCTGCAGATCAAGCTGGTCAACGGGGCCACGATTAGTCTCAAGGGAGCCGACAGGCCAGAGACAATGCGTGGTGTGTCCTTGAAGTTTCTCGTGATGGACGAGTACGCAGACATGAAGCCTGACGTATGGGAGCAGATCCTCCGTCCAGCACTGGCTGACCAAAAAGGATCAGCGATGTTCATAGGCACGCCTATGGGTAGAAACCACTTCTACGAACTGTACAAACTTGCGGAGCTAGGTGACGATGAAACTTACAAGGGGTGGCACTTTACCAGTTATGACAACCCCATCCTCGACCCTAACGAAATTGACACGGCAAAGAAGTCCATGTCGAGTTACGCCTTTAGACAAGAGTTCATGGCCTCATTTGAAGCAAGAGGCTCCGAAATGTTTAAAGAAGATTGGGTCCAGTACGGAGAAGAACCGGAAGTTGGAGATTACTACATAGCTGTTGACTTAGCTGGATTTGAAGAAGTAAACAAAAAACGGACGAAGAATACAAAACTAGATGAAACCGCAATCGCTGTTGTTAAAGTTAGTCCTGATGGTTGGTACGTTGATAACATTATACATGGGCGGTGGAGCCTTGACGAGACTGCCACCAAGATATTTCAGGCCGTTAGAGACTACAGACCCATTAGCGTTGGTATTGAAAGAGGGATAGCAAAGCAGGCGGTTATGAGTCCCCTGATGGACCTACAGAAGCGATACGGGACGTTCTTCCGTGTCGAAGAGCTGACCCACGGTAACAAGAAAAAGACTGACAGGGTTATGTGGGCGTTACAGGGACGCTTTGAAAACGGTTACGTATCTATAAACAAGGGTGAGTGGAACAACAGATTCTTAGACCAGTTGTTTCAGTTTCCAGATCCACTGACCCACGATGACTTAGTGGACGCACTAGCCTACGTAGATCAGTTAGCACAGGTAGCGTATCACTATGACTTTGAAATTGACGATCACGAAATACTAGACGTAGTAGCAGGGTACTAATGGTTTTTAGAAAGTTTAATACATATGGCATCTACGCTATTTCTGCCATAGTGTTTTTTACACTAGGTTACAGCGTAGCAATAATCTAAGGATAATACTATGGCAGAATCAATTTATAGTCCAGACCCCCTGATGATTCAGGAGTCTCTGGAAGAATGGGTAATCACCAAGTGTGAAGATTGGAGAGATTACTATGAGTCAAACTACGAAGAAAAGTTTGAAGAATACTATAGGCTATGGCGAGGTCAGTGGGATCCTGTTGACTCCGAAAGAGCTTCAGAGCGTTCTCGTATTATCTCTCCTGCGCTTCAGCAGGCTGTAGAGTCTAACGTAGCAGAACTAGAAGAAGCTACGTTTGGTAGAGGTAAGTGGTTCGACATTGCTGATGACATGAACGATCCACAAAAGCAAGACGTTCAGTACTTGCGTAACAAACTAACAGAAGACTTTGAGTCTTGTAAAGTGCGTAAGGCAGTAGCAGAGTGTTTGATTAACGCTGCTGTGTTTGGCACAGGTATTGGGGAGGTGGTCCTTGAAGAGATTAAAGAGATGGCTCCAGCGACTCAACCCATTATGGGTGGGGATCTCACGGCTGTGGGCGTTAACATTACGGATAGGATTGTTGTTAAGCTCAAGCCTGTACTACCCCAGAACTTCCTGATTGATCCTGTAGCGACGTCTATTGAAGACGCTATGGGTGTGGCTATCGACGAGTTTGTATCTAAGCACTCTGTAGAGCTTCTGCAGGAACAAGGGGTGTACCGTGAGGGTCTAATTGAATCAGCAGCTCCTGACACAGACCTAGAGCCAGATCAAGACCTGACGATTTACAACGATGACAAAGTACGCCTTACGAAGTACTACGGTCTTGTGCCTCGTGAGTTGCTTGAGGCTGAAGACGTAGACGTAGACTCAGACTCCATGTACGTCGAGGCTATTGTGGTTATTGCCAACGGCGGTACGCTCTTGAAGGCTGAAGCTAACCCGTACATGATGGGTGATCGTCCAGTAGTTGCGTTTCCTTGGGACGTAGTACCCGGACGCTTCTGGGGTCGTGGCGTGTGTGAAAAAGGCTACAACAGCCAGAAGGCGTTGGACACTGAGCTACGCGCACGTATCGACGCACTGGCCCTCACGATTCACCCAATGATGGCTATCGACGCTACACGGCTTCCTCGTGGTGCTAAACCAGAGGTACGTCCGGGCAAGATGATTCTAACTAACGGAGATCCTCGTGAAGTACTCCAACCGTTTAACTTTGGACAAGTTAACCAAATCACCTTTGCACAAGCTGCGGCGCTTCAGCAGATGGTTCAGCAGGCTACAGGAGCAGTTGATTCAGCCGGAATCGCTGGCAGTGTTAATGGTGAAGCTACTGCCGCTGGTATTTCTATGTCTCTTGGCGCTATCATTAAGCGACACAAGCGCACACTGATTAACTTCCAGCAGTCGTTCCTGTTGCCGTTTGTCACAAAAGCTGCACACAGGTATATGCAGTTTGACCCTGAAAACTACCCCGTAGCTGACTACAAGTTCAACGCTACGAGTACTCTGGGTATCATTGCTCGTGAGTACGAGGTTACTCAGTTGGTACAGCTCTTGCAGACTATGCAACAAGACAGTCCTCTGTACCCTGTGTTGATCCAGAGCATTATTGACAACATGAACCTCAGTAACCGTGAGGAGCTTATCGCAGCGATGCAGAAGGCAGCACAGCCTGATCCACAGGCACAGCAGATGGCTATGGCTGCTCAACAATCACAGCTGCAGTTCCAGCAA